GCATATCACACATACAAATGAATCGTTCTCTGTTGATAAATGGCAGGAATATGCGTCACCTGTTTGGATTGATATCAATCAGTCGAATACATTAAATCGTACCAGCGCGAGAGAACAGGCTGATGAAAAGCATATCTGCCCGTTGCAGCTAGATGTCATTGAAAGATGCATAGATTTATGGACAAATCCAAATGATACTGTATTCACTCCATTCTTGGGTATTGGAAGTGAAGCATATCAGGCGATTTTAATGGGAAGAAAAGCATGTGGTATCGAATTGAAACAGTCTTACTTTGAACAGGCAATGAAGAACATTCAGAACGCCGAGATGGAGCGTGATCAAATTGACTTATTCAGCATGTAATGATTATGAGCAGTTTCTTAAAACAAAACTGCAAGTAACTCCAAACAAAGGATTCAATCCTGATTCATTGAACAGTTACTTATTTGACTTTCAGAAGGATATTGTAAGGTGGGCTTTGAAAAAAGGAAAAGCAGCATTGTTTGAAGATACAGGTCTAGGGAAAACAATTCAGCAGTTGGCATGGGCGGAGGCTGTATGCAAACATACGGATGGTGATGTCTTGATTCTTGCTCCATTGGCAGTATCAAAGCAAACCGAAAAAGAAGCTGCTAAGTTCGGGATCCAATGCCATCTATGCGAATGTCAGGATGACGTAATGCCTGGTATCAATATTACAAACTATGAAAAAATGCATAAGTTTGATGCTGATTCATTCATAGGTATTGTTCTTGATGAAAGCTCAATTATTAAGAATTACTCTGGTAAAACAACCATGGAATTCATTGATCTGTTTGCAAGAACGAAATATAAGCTATGCTGCACGGCAACACCTAGTCCAAATGATTATACGGAAATTGGAACAACATCAGAGTTTCTAGGAATTATGCCAAGGTCTGAAATGCTATCAACGTATTTCATCAATGACTGTATGCAAGGTGATGGATGGAGACTGAAAAGACATGCTATCAATGATTTCTTCCGATGGATGACTACATGGAGCATGATGATTAAGACTCCTAATGACCTTGGATATGATGGTTCACGTTTTAATCTTCCAGGTCTGAATATAAAACCGATAATCATTCCTAGCGAGCCGGATGATGAACATTTGATACCTGTATATGCAGAAACATTGACTGATCGAAGAAAAGCAAGAAAAGAAAGTTTAAATGAGAGAGTTCAACGGGCAGTAAAACTAGCACAAGGTGATGAACAGTGTCTAATTTGGTGTGATTATAACTATGAAAGTGAAGCACTTCATGAAGCTATTGAAGGATCGGTTGAAGTGAAAGGATCTGATCAGCCTGAGCATAAAGAAAATGCGATGATTGGATTCACGGATGGAACTGTTAAAACATTGATTTCAAAGCCATCTATATGTGGGTTCGGTATGAACTGGCAGAACTGTCATAAGATGATCTTCTGCGGCCTGTCAGATAGCTTTGAACAGTTCTACCAGGCAATCAGACGATGCTATAGATTCGGTCAGATGAATCAAGTGAATGTCTATATTATCATCAGCGAAAATGAAATGAATGTATTGGATAACGTAAGAGATAAACAAAACAGACATGAAACTATGACAAAAAGAATGATTGCTATTATGAGTGAATCTGAAAAGTCTGAAATTGAAGATAGACAATACATTCCAACAAGTTATTCAGCAGATAAAAAGATGGAGGTACCAAAATGGCTATGAGCACTGATGATGAAAAGGATAAAGCAATTAAATATCTGATGTATCAATTGCATAAAGCAAATGAAACAATTGATAGCCAATTCTGCACAATACTTCATCTTGAAAAGACAATAAGGCAATATGAAATGATGAATGAATTTGAAAGGATAATCAATGCTTCAGATTCTTGAACTATTTGGCGGCATTGGATCTCCTAGGTGTGCATTAAGAAATATAGGTGTACCTGTCAAAAGCATTGATTATGTTGAAATTGATGAAGCTGCTGTGCGTTCCTACAACGCTATGTTTGCTGATGAGCTTCCTTATAAACCATCTTCAGTAGTTGGCTGGAATTTAAAGCCTGACATTCTGATACATGGATCCCCATGCCAAGATATAAGCATTGCGGGACACCAGAGAGGCGCAGATGAAGGATCTGAAACAAGATCCTCACTCATGTGGGAAACAATAAAGATCATTCAATCAATGGGTGTGTGGAAACCTAGGATCGTCATATGGGAAAACGTCAAGGCAGTAACAGGCAAAAAGATGATAAAAAACTACCTGAGATACATTTATGAGATGGACAAACTTGGATATACATCCAACAACGATATACTTGATGCGAGAGATTTCGGGCTGCCACAGGCGAGAAAGAGATGTTTCACAGTATCGATGCTTAATAATCAATTATTCATGTTCTCCAAGATGGAAAAACAGCAAATGAAAGATATACATGAATTTTTGGAAGATAACGATATGGTCCCTAAAGAATACACTGTGACACAGCCTAGTGTTCTAGGAGCCATTGGAATGACTGGAATTAAGCGTGCAACGGTTATAAAAGACTATGCATATACAATCACCTGCAGGCAGGATAGAACACCAGCACAGATCATTGATTGCGGAAACAGGTATCGATATTTAACAGAAAAGGAATGTTGGAGATTGCAGGGATATACAGATAGCGACTTTAAATCAGCAATGAAAGTTCAAGCTAAAAATGGCCGCTATCGTATGGCACTGTACAAGCAAGCAGGTAATAGTATTCCTGTGCCAATATTTGAAAGCATGTTCAGAACAATGCTAGAAGGATGAATAATGGACCTAGAAAAACAGAAAGAGCATTTTAAAGACAATATTGCTACATTCAGTGATTATGGAAATATCAAAATTGTAGATTTTCAGAAACCATCATCATCAGAGTATCGAATCAGATTTTTATTTGAGGAAGACCATCACAGACTGCATATCAGCGGTGATCTAGGTTCACTGATAGCATTCAACTATGATAACATGTGTTATGAAGAGTTCGGTGATTTCGTCAATGATACAGGTTATTTCAGAGAAAAAATTGAATGCTGCGACAGAGATCTATATTTCTACGACGTTGATCTAGCCCGCAAGCAATTGCAGCAGGTAATAATAGATAGAGACTTAGTTGATGATATAGCACCTTTGAAGTATTACAGCCCTGATGACGTAGATGATGCAGTGACTAACTTTATTGACGATGTTCTTGAAGATTTTGACTGTGAAAATGGTATTGGGTCTAAAGGATATGCAGAGGCATCCGAACATATACCAGATTTCTTTGAAGATTTTAAAGATTTAGGGAAAACTGAAACAGGCATTCTTGATCTGTATATGTTGGCGTACAAAATGGCAATTGAGCAGTTGAAAGGGAAGAATAAGAAATGAGGATAATTGATGCTCCAACTATTGAAGCAGCACCAGTAGTACATGCTCACTGGGAAACATACTCAAATCCTTATGCTTTTACTCCAGGTGGATGCCCATATGTTAGATGCAGCCATTGCCATGGTGATGGCTCAAGGCATCTAGGTGGTCCAGAAGGTTATCGTTGGGATTACTGTCCTTGCTGTGGGGCAAAGATGGACGGTGATGAAGATGCAGAAGAGCATTGAAGAAAGACTAACACAAGATGATGCTACTGAAGAAATGATGGATGCAAATTATTTTTGCATAGGAACAAAACTAAACAGGATTGAGATAATGAAAGAGGAATTAGATGAGTAAATATTCCGGATCAACAAAGGCAGCTAAGACGAAGATAGTACCAAAGGGAATGCCGAAGAAGATGGACAATCCAAATGATGACTATCAGCGCAAGACCAGCACTAAGCTAGGAAAGCAGACAATGTGGTATTTTACAAAGCCCGACTTTGAGAAGATGCAGCGTGCATGTCTGGTCCACCAGCAGAAGGCAGTAAAGGGATCCAATACTGAATACAGATGGGAACGCAACTATGTAATGATGATGACCGGAGCTAATATCGGCTGCAGGACGTCCACAATCCTCGAGCTGACGCCTAGAAACTATGCCGGCGGTAAGTTCTACGTCAAAGAACATAAGACCGGTAAAACGCAAAATTACGAGCTGAAAGACAATATGTATAAATTGCTGAATGACTTCTCTACAAAATGGAAGTTTTCAAGGGATGAATTCATCTTCAGAAAGAGCCCAACAAGTGAGAACAAGCCATTGAGCCGTGTGGCGGCCTGGTACTTCATAACAAAGCTGGCAGATGAAGTTGGGATCCAATATAACGTAGGAGCATATAGCCTACGCAAATCGTTCGCCAGATGGCTATACGATGACTGTCATGACATATTCAAGGTGATGCGTGTACTGCAGCACAGCGATCCAATCATAACAGCAAGATACATATGCCTGGAAGAGGACGAAGTGACCAAGATAAGACAGGGAATTGAGTATGGATTTGATAGCTTCAAGTAATAACTTTTAACATAGTAGATTATGTTAAAACTTGAAAACGACAAATATTGAATTATAGCTCAACAGAAACATATATCGATCAAAAATCAACGCATCAAAGTTTTAACTTAACTCATATTCTGTTAAATGTTTGAAGAAAGAGAGAAAGGTAAAATGGGCCATGAATTTTGAACCGGAGATTCAGGAAATAGAGCGTAGGCTGAAAGCTGATGGAAACACGACCTGCACAGACGATATCATCAATGGATTAGGCTTTTTTGAATCAAAGCACTATGATATGAGCAAGCTTGATAGTTCATTAAGCTATAAAGAGAAGAAGCGTATTATTGGCAGAGATTGCTTAATAAGGAAGCTTCGTGATGATGGATATATTGTCTGGATCAGGTTTGCCGGCAGTGATAATATCCCTGTGATTGAGTTGAATGAGATCCTCAATACCAGTGATGAAGAGGCAAACAAGGTAAGAAAAATACATAATTAAGGGGATAGCTGGAATGACTAAAGAAAAATTGGAATCCTATATCGGATTGATGAGAGAAATAGCAGCATTACAATTGCAGATAAAAACGCTCTACAGGCCGATTAAGAGTCCAACGTCCAGCGAATCGCATTCAACAACGCCGGGAGATCCAACCGCCATAGCTGCTGATAGGATTATGGAACTAAAGAGAAAGGTATCAGAAGAAGCAGATGAGCTGGCTGATCAGGCAAAAGAGATAGAAGACTGGCTGCATACCATCAAGGACCATGAGATCACAGCAATCATTAGAAACCACTACATCAATGGTATGACCTGGGCGGAAGTTGATGAGGCAATGTATGGCCAGGGTGATGGATCATTGAGCCGTAGGAAGTTCAAAAAGTTCATGAAAAGGCTTAACAACAAGAGTTCTCAGCATTAGTGAGGGCTCTTTTTATTATGCTTAGGGTGTCCGCAAATGTCCGCTTTTGCTCGTTATTGCCCGCAAATGTCCGCTTTTGCCCGTTATTGCCCGCAAATGTCCGTAATTGCCCTCTAGTAAGTGCTTGCATAAAGAATAATATTAGAGTGAAGAAAAGCCTCAGAGAGATGAAATCTGATGGCTTTTTCTTAATCGGTGATGGCTATTTGTACTCATTGTAATCCCTCCGAATTGCAGCCATCACCAGCAAGAGAATAGATAAACATCTAGAGGAATAGTTATGAAGAAAGATAAGATGCCGAAGCGGAAATCTAAATCCATGAGATGCCCATGTGGTGAGTGCAAAGCAAAGGATGATTGCACCAGGACGTGTAAGGAATATAAGATCTGGCGAAGGAGCTATCTTGGTGGAGTACATGGAACGGGATATTGATCATGAACATGACCTCACATCTGATGAGGATTACAAGAAGAAGATGAAAGAGATTGAAGATTCCCAGCAATGCCCATGCGTAAAATGTGGAAAACAATGCGAGAGTGTGGATAAGTTCTACTGCCTTAAATATAAGAAGTGGAGAAAGATGATGTACATGTCTTCTTTGGGAGTGTTCAAGTAGATGCTTAAACTCTGTGCCAATTGTGGAAAACCTATTCCATATGGTCAACGATACTGCAAGGCATGTGCAGTCAAACTGGCGGATGGTAATAAGACCCGCCGGAAGAACTGGAAGAGGCACGTTGATCCAGCGATTAAAGCCTTCTATGATTCCAAGGATTGGGATCTGGCGAAGGGCGGATACTATCACCTTCATGGCGGTTGGTGCATTGACTGCCTGAATGAATACCGCCTAGGATTACGCGATAAGAAGGACATAGGGCCAGCCGTTGAGGTTCACCATATAGTTCCTATCTCTTTGTCTTATGAAGGCAGATTGGATCAGAACAACCTCATAGGCCTATGCCATGAGCACCATGATATTAGACACGGAAGGCGTAAGCCTTTTTTTCGTGAATATGATACTTATCAACAACAGATGATGCATAAACCCGGGGGGTATGTGGAAAAGTTTTAGTCGCCGTTGGAGAACGGCGCACAGGAGAACAACGCACAAAGACTCCCTGATGAGAAAAATCCCTAATGGATGATTAGGAGGAGAAATGCCTACAAAAACGGTGGCTGTGGAAAAGTCAAAAAAACATTACACAAAAGCCCAAATTCAAGCCAAAAAAGCATTAAAAACACGGGTTACGGCACTGAAAAATTCAATCGAAGCTCCGGCTTATTTAACGGATGATCAGAAGATTGAATTCCAAAATGTCGTAGAATTGCAAGCAAAAATAGGCCTTATATCTGCACTGGATGCGGATACGATTGCCTCTTATGTCATTTCTAGAGAGAATTATTACAAAATTTCAGCCGAAATGAACAAACAGAGTGTTACTTCAGAAGAATATGGCGGTTTGTCCAGACTCCAAGATAGATATTTCAAGCAGATGCGTTCTACGCAGAATGCTCTTGGTATGTCTCCGGAATCGCGGAATAGATTAGCTGTTTCTAATCCAGATCCAGTTGCAGATGTGGAGAAAAAGGTAAACAAATTTGACAAGTTCGTTATATCGCACTGATCCGGTTACAGCCTATGCAAAAGATGTTGTGGATTGCAAGATACCATCCAACAGATATCACTATTTAAGCTGCAAGAGGCATCTTGATGACCTCAACAAACAGAATACTCCAGGCTTTCCGTTTCATTGGGATAGGAAAGCGAGCAACCGTATTCTTAATTTTTCAAATGAATTAACACTGATTGAAGGCAATGAGCCAAGGCCTCTTAAACTGTTGCCATGCCAAATCTATGACATTGGATCAAGATTTGGATGGATGAACAAAAAAGAGAAGCGTAGGTTCAGACGTTCTTATAAAAGCATGGCACGACAAAATGGTAAGACCATGGAGAACGGAATTATGGGCGTTTATATCGGCGGTTTCTGCGGATATAACGAAGGCAAGCTGTTCACGGCAGCTACCAAAAAACGCCAGGCAAAGCTGGCATGGGAAGACATGGAGAAATTCATTCAAGGTGATCCTGATCTTCTCGATAAATTTATTATCAAAGATTATTTATCCACAATCATTAGCAAGGATACCAAATGCACAATGGAAGCATTGTCTAAAGAGGGTGGCCTTGATGATGGTTTCAGAAGCATTTACAGCTCAATTGATGAAATACATCAGCATCCGGATAACAGTGTCTACAAAGCTCTATACAACGGCACAATGGCATTGCCGGAAACACTGGTATCAATGATTACTACCAGAGGCAAGCAAAAGAATGGATTTTGCCATGAAATGGATACGCTTGCGATTGGAGTTTTGACCGGTGCAGCACAGCTTGATGATTTCTTTGTTGATATTTATTGCATGGATGAAGGTGATGATCGGTTTGATCCAAGCTTATTTTGGAAACCGAACCCGTATCTAAGCACGACTGATGAAGGAATGCAGAACCTTATAGATGCAATGAACTCCGCACGCCAGGTTGGCGGAACAGATCTATCTGATTTCTTTTGTAAGAACCTTAATATGTGGTCTGAAGAATTCGATAGAAAATTTGTAGATTCATCTGCATTTGAACACAGTGCTTGTGATTTAGAACTTGGTGAAATGAAGGGAAGAGAATGCTATTTAGGATTAGACTTCTCATCCGGAGGAGACTTAACCAGCATTCATTTAGAGTTTCCTTTGGATGATGGAACGTTCTATGAATGGTCTCATTCGTGGATGCCAAGAGGAAGATTGGAAGAACACATCAGATCTGATGTTGCTCCTTACGATATTTGGGAACAATCAGGGCAGATCACAGTTACCGGCGGAGAAACAGACTTCAAAAATGATTACAGTTTTATTTTCAAGATGCTCAGAGATCTTATTAAAACATATCAGATAAAGCTGGGAGCGATTGGGTACGACCCGCACAATGCTGATGGTGTTATGAAAGATCTTGAGTCTTTTGGCGTTCCGCTGCTTGAGATTCGGCAGAGTTGCCGTTTCTTAAATGATGCAACGGTAGATATTCAGCTCCTAGTTAAATCCGGGAAGATTAAATACAGCAGAGAACAGCAGTTATTTAGATGGAGCGTGGTTAACGCTATTACAGTTTCAAATAGCTTTGATGAAATCAAGATAGATAAGATGCCAAATGCAAGGACCCGCAGAATTGATCCGGATGATGCCTGGGTAGATGCCCATACAGCATTTATGAAGCTTGGGAAATCAAAATCTTCAGCAGCATCTTCATTAGAAAGATTCCTAAACATGGATCTCTAGAGAGGAAAACTATGGGATTTAGAAAATCAATCAGCAATATGTTCCGTGGAAATAGATCTAAATCTGCCACAGAACTTACAGATTCCATGAAAACATGGCTTCAATTCCTGGGAGTATCTGATATTGATAAATCAGTTCTTTCCGAAGCTACTTATTTTGCCTGTTTGAAGATATTATCAGAATCCGTTGGCAAGCTTCCATTAAAACTCATTCAGACAATACCTAACCAGGGATCGAGAGAAGCGTATGAAGATCCGCTGTATCACGTTCTCAGGGTCCGGCCAAATAAATTCATGACTGCATCAACGTTCTGGAGCACGGTTGAGATCAACCGCAGCCATTACGGAAATTCTTATTGCTTGATAACTGGAGCCGGAACAACATTGCAGCTATGGATTCTGCCTTCAAATCAAGTGAGAGTCTACTATGATGATCAGCTCATCATGAG